CCCACTGGTCAGTGCGATACGCACCGCATCTTGGCGGAATTCGTCCGTCCGTTTCAGTCCCATAGTCAGTCTCCTTTGGTGCAGTAAATGCTATCAAAGGAGCGGCATCAAACCGCGACAGGTCCAATGAGCGCAGATGTGTCGCCGTGATCGAAATATGGAAGGTGATCTTTCGAGACATCATAGAGGGTGTGGAAGGCCTCCAGTTTTGCCTCGAATGCGCGCTCCATGTTATGGATTGCTTCCTCGCGATCTACGTCAAAAAGGCTTGTGAACCGCATCTGAGCCTCGACGTATAACCTCATGTAGTTTGCGAGGTTGCTGATAGCGTGCTCGACAGCAGCTAGGCTCATCTACGACATTTCCGATTCTGCCTCATGGAACGGAGGCGGTTGATCACTTGAAATGTCAGTATCAGAGTGAGGCTTAAACGGAAGCCCCGTTTGATTTCAGTGTCGTTCCTCAACCCACTTCGCCACGATCAGCCTTGGCACGCTGTCCACCGCCCGGCCTGCATCCCGCGCCAGGTCCAGCCGCTTCGGCAGTCTCACCTGCGGTACCAGCAAAAAGATCGGCGCGGTGACCTTGCCGCGCCCGGTCTTTGATCGCGATACCACGGCCTGACCTTTGGTGTTCAACCGCCCTCGGCCACCAGCAGGCTTGGCCCTGTCCGGCGATAGACGAAGCGCAGGCGCAGACCGCGTCGCCGTTCCCATTCACCGGGGGTGATGCGCCCGCCTCGCAACCCGCGCCCTGCCGCCTCAGTCGGGATCGCCAGCCAAAAGCCATTCTTTGATCGGATCAACGGACCGGTGTCATGTGCGCCAATAATCTCAGGGGCGTTCGACCAAACCAGTGTTGCGGCATTCAGACTGTCGCCCACCTTCGGGTAGGTCTGGCTTCGGATGGAGTTCGCAAGCCGTCTCCCAAGTCCCGCGCCAGTGATCTGGGCGCGCCAGGCGGTCTTCAGATCGGTCCCAGCCTCACGCATGGCAGCGCTCACGGCGCGTTCGCCCGCCGCAACTTCTGCGGCCATCACGGCAACGATGTCTGGGGTGATGTTCAGCTTCAGCTTCATGCTGGTTGCAGGTCCACAGTCCAGACCAGCCGTTCCGCATCCCGCAGGGGCTCCCCCTGAACAAGGAAGCCCTCGCCGTGGATCTCGATGCGATCCCCTGGACGCGGGTTCGGCACTTCGGCCACGCGCAGGTCCAGTCGAGTGGTCTCAGACCAGAGCCGCGCACCTCCGAAGCTGGTGACATCATCGGCGCGGCGCGTGACCACACGGATGAGGCGGGGGGTGCCCCCGTCTGCGATGTAGACGGCCTCTCGGGCGATGTGAGGATCGCGGAAGAGGCCGTCGATGACAGCTGCGAATACGGACATGGTCAGCTACCTCAGTTTGAGCTGTGCAGCCGGATCGCGAGGCGGGGACGCTTGTTGACCGGCAGGATTGATCCTTCCGTCATCAGGTCGATCCAGCGGCCCTTGGCGTCGATCATCTGGCGGGCATAGAGCGGCAGGCCAATGGTGTTGGCGGTCTCAAGCAGGTTCGCAGGCCCGCCATAGGTGGTGAAGGTATCAAACGTGCCGAGCGGGAAGGCGATGCCCTCGCCAGCGGGGATCAGACGCTCGGATGTGCCTTCCGATAGAGTGACCGATCCGTTGTATTCCTCAAACAGGACGCCGGCGAAGGGGAAGGCGCGGCGCATGTCTTCGCGCAGCGGCTGGCCGCCAGTGGCCGAGAAGAACTTATAGGTTTCTTCGGTCTTGGGGTGGCTGATCAGCTTGTCAAAGAACTCGGAGCTGACCAGCGCATGCGCGGTGATCATGGTCTCGCCCAGCAGATTGTCCTCAATGGCGCGCAGGGTACTGCGAACCTTGGTTTGGACGTTCGTTCCTGCCGTGCCAAGAACGAAGTCGACCGAGATCTGCTCGAGGCCGAACTCGGTGAAGTAGTTGTAGAGCGTGGTGCCTGCTCCATCTTTCACGATGCCGCGCAGCGCATTCATCTCCATGTATTCTCGGGTCTGGGCATGCTTGCGGCGCATGAGGGTGAGTTTGCGGTTCATCACCTCGACCAGCGGATCGGCGGCATCAGACATCCCCAGCGCGGGCATGCCTTGGATGTCGGCGGGCAGGATCACGTCGTCATGCGGGATCCATGGCAGTGCGAAGGAACGCATCGAGCGGGTCTCGCGATTGCCGACTGTTGCAGGCGCGCCGAGCGGGACCGAGGGCAGGAGGCTGAGGACGCCCTCGCGCTGTTCGATAACAATGGCGCGTTGGCTGACGCCTTCAAAGCGGAACAGGCCGATCTGGCCGAGGCGGGTGTAGAGGTTGGGCAGGATGTTGATGGCCTGCGTCATCTCAGCGAGAGAATAGCCGCCCGTATCGAACGGGTTGCGGGTGATGGTCATGGGGGAGCTCCAGGGGAAGAGGTGACAGTCGAATGGCCCGGCGTGGCGCGGGCCGGATCAAGCGGTATCGCGCGCGGCGATTCCGAGGCTCACGAGCTGGCCGAGCTTGGTGGTGATTTTGGCCGCATCATCGACGGTGGCATCAAAGACGAGGACCGCGCGCGAGCCGATGGCGGGGCCGCGGGCGAGGACGATGCCGGTTGCATCGGCCCCAGTGGCATCGACCGCATAAAGCAGCACGCCTGCTGCGGTCTGCGCGCCGTCCGCACCGCCGGAGGTGGCGAGCTTATGCTTTCCGCTGGCGGTGATGCGCCCGAGCACGGCACCGACGGGATAGTTGGTCCCTGCCAATAGTGTGGCGGTCTCGCGAGTGTAGTTCGGGTTGACCTCGTATTTGAGGAGGTCGCCCATTGTGGGCGGTTGGGTCAGCACGGACATGGGCGTTCTCCAGTGATGGGGTCAAAAAGAAATCCCCCGCCGGAGCAGTGCGGCGGGGGATCAGTCAGGCAGAGGGGTTGTCGGGGGAGTGTCAGCCGCGCCCACCGGCAGCGGCTGCGCGTTTTGCGGCCGCGACGATCGGGCTTTCCTTGGCGCGCGGCAGGACGGCTGAAGGAGGTGCGGCGACGATGTCGCGCGCGTCTGCCGCCGCACTTGCGCGCTCAAGGACCAGTCGGCGCAGGGCCTCTGGCGCGGTGCCCTCGCGCAGTGCTTTCGCCGCATTGATTGTGATGCCAAGACGCCCAGCCTGCGCCGCGATCTCGGTGATCTCCGCCGCCGCTTCGCGAAGCTGCGCCGACAGCTCGGCCAGATTGTCAGGCATTGTCGCACCAGGTGGTGACGGGGCAGCTGCCGTGGGGGCCGCAGCGGGCGCAACCGCGACCGGGGGTTCAATATCCTGTGCATCGGTCCCGCCCTGAAGCGCGTCCGGTGCCTCATCATTGGCGTCCTGTATGCCGTCATCCTGTTCATCTTCGGTGGCCATACATGCCTCCTTTCTGGGGTGGGTTGATCTACGTGGAAGACTCCGCGTCGAGCTCTGTATCTTCGTGGTTGAATGATCGGGTGCGCCTGCGACGAGCTGCCGGAAGGCGGCAAAGCCGCGCTGAACATCAATGACCTCATCAGCGAGACCTGCTGTGACAGCGTCGGCACCGCGATAGGTGGCGGCCTCGGTGGCCAGTGCGGCGTCTTGGTTGAGCTTTCCGGCGCGTCCGGCGGCGACGGTCTCGGCAAAGAGGAAGCGCAGCACGTCGATCTCGCGCTGGATGTCACCGCGCACCTCGGCCGGAAGCGGCTCGTAAGGATTGCCGTCAACCTTGTGGCGGCCCGAATGGATCAGCGTCACGCGCACGCCGTCCTGATCGAGCTGGCCGCTGAGTTCGGCATGCATCACCACCACGCCGATACTGCCCACCGCGCCTGTGCGGGGGAGCAGGATACGGTCGGCCTGAGAAGCGAGAGCGTAACCAGCCGAGAAGGCGTGTTCTGCAACAAAGGCCCAGACCGGCTTGTCGTGGCGCAGCGCGCGGATGCGGTCGGCCAGATCAAAGACGCCAGCGACCTCGCCGCCAAAGCTGTCGATCTCGAGCGCGACGCCACGCACTGCCGGGTCGCGCGCAGCCGCCTCGATCTGGGCGGCAATCCCCTCATAGCTGGTCTGGCCGGACGACTGCCCGATCCAGGAACCCCGATGGATCAGCACGCCTGAGATCTCGATCACAGCGATGCCATCCACCAGCGGATATGGAGCCTCGCCATGCTGGTGGTAATCGTCCAGCATCCCGTCCGCCAAAAGGCTGGCGCGCGCGGGCAGAGTGTCGACGCCTTTCAGGGCATCGATGCTCTCGGTTAACTCGACCCGCCGCCCCAAGACACGCGGGCCGAGACCCGCCAGGAACGCCATGGCCTTAGAGGGCTCGACCAGCAACGGCGTGTTGAAAGCGCGTGCGGCGATCCTTGCGTGCAGCATCTTCAGGCTTCCTTCGCTTATCTTTGCATTTCATCTGGTCGCATAGTAAGGAGGTATCTATAAAAGTAAGGAGTGCGCCCATGCGGGAATCAACAGTGACGATCAAAGGCCAAACGACGCTCCCTCGGGATGTCCGGTCCGCCCTTGGCCTCATGAGCGGGGACCGGGTGCGCTACGTTATCCTCGACGGCGAAGTGCGGATCGTAAAAGCCTGCTCCGTTAAGGACCTCAAAGGTCTGTTGGCGCGGCCGGGCCGCACGCCGGTCTCGCTCGATGCGATGGACGAAGCCGTCGCAGATGCAGCGATTGACGGCGCGGCCCTGAAGCGGTGATCGCCCTCGATACCAATGTGCTGGTACGCTTCCTCGTGCAGGATGACGTAGATCAGGCGCGGCTTGCGGGGACGGTCATTGATCAACTCAGCGAAGCTGAGCCTGGATTTGTCAGCCGCGAGGTTCTAGTCGAACTGGTCTGGGTGCTTGAGCGCGCCTATGGCCTTGATCGCTCAGATATTGCCGCTGCGCTCGACGGGCTTCTGTTTGCGACCGAGCTGGTGCTGGAGGAGGCCGATGATGTCGGGCCAGCTCTAGAGCTCTATCGCATCGACGGCTTTGGTTTTGCCGATCTGTTGATCGCTGCCGCGAGCCGCCGCGCGGGAGCACGCGAACTGGTTACTTTCGACCGCAAGGCTGCGCGTCTGCCGGGGGTGCGCCTGCTCAAGGCTTAGGGTCTATCCTTCTTTCTGGTCTTCGAGGTTGGCATCGTTGTCTGTGCTTTCCGCGTCATCGGCCTCGTCTGTCCGATGGTCATCCTCCCCCTCGGCGGGCACCGGCTGAACGCCTTGGGCGGGTGAGCCGGGGCGGCGGAAGTCGAGGTCCAGCGTGCGTTCGCGGTCCCGTTCTGCGGCGATCTCACGATCCACCTGCTCGGCGTCATAGCCGCGCTCGGCGATGGCTTGGGTGCGGGATTTAAGCCCCGCCTCGATCTGGGTAATCTCGGCATTGGCATCTTTCAGCGGATCGACCCAATCCCATTTTGTGGGCAGCCAGTCGGCGGCAAGGAGCCTGCCGCGGTTGGCCTCATAGCCCGGCAGGGACAGCGCACCCGACAGCACGGCAGCGTCCAACCAGCGCGCATAGACTGGCCGGCAAAGCTGATAGGCCATGACCGAATGCTGCCAGGCCGAGACGCGGCGGCGGAACTCGATCAGCGCCAGGCGCGAGTTCGAGAAGTTGCCCTTCACCATGTCATTGGCGAGATAGGGGTAGGGGATGCCAAGTGCTGCCGAGATCTGCAGGAGCGTGCGGTACTGGAAGGGCTCGTAGGTCGCCCCGCTATCGGCAGGCTGGCCGATGGTGACATCCTCGCCTGGATCAAGCCGCACGATCTGACCGGGACTGATCTCAAATCCGGCGGGGCCGTCTTCATCCTCAAGCGGTGCGAGTGGGTTCTCGGGCGCAGGGGAGGTGACGAACATCGCATACATTGCCGCGACTTTCTTTCGGTCCAGCTCAGCATCGTCGTACTGGTCAAGCAGGAACAGTTTCACGATGGCGGGAGCCAGCCTTGAGATCCCGCGCAATTGACCCGCTTCAACCGGGTCGATCACGTGGATGATCTCGGAGGCAGGCACTCGGACCACCTCGCCTGAGAGCCCCGGATCGGTGCCGTCGCCCGGGTGGCGGCGAAAGAAGTGATAGGCCACGCGCCGTCCGATCCGGTCGAACTCGATCCCCTGGCGGATGGTATTGCCGTTGGTGGCAGTGCCGGTCTGCTCCAGCGGCAGCATCTCTGAGGGCAACATCTGCAATTGCAGGGGCACGGTCAGCCCGTCGCCCGCGCGCCGGGGCCGGATGCGGAAGAACACCTCACCTGCGAGGAACACCTCGCGCGCGGCACGGCGTTGCAGCCCGTAGAAATCGGTCAGACCCTCGGCGTCTGCCTCGTCTGTCCACGCAAGCCATAAGCGCTGCAGCTCTTCCTTGCGGGCGGCATCCGCAATCTTCGAGATCGGTTTGATGCCGTCGCCGACGGTATTGGCCGCCCAGCTTTCGACCGCGTTGATGGCATAGCCGTTGTTGCGCACGAGCCAGCGGGCGCGGGCAGTGATGTCGGGCCCACTTGCTGCGATCAGCGCATTCACATGGGCACGGGTTGCGCGGAACCCGCGCAGGCGGCGGTGGTGTTGGCCCGCGTCGAACCCGCCGATGAAGGCCCCGATGCGCTGGCGCCAGTTCATCACAGATCCTTCACGGCATAGGAACGCAGAATGCGGCGGCTGGGTTTTTCCAGTACCGCGATCCTCCGTTCTATGTCCCCGATTGCTGCCGCCAGCTCAGCGTCCGTGCCATAGGTGATGGTCTTTCCGTCATAGCTGACACTGCGGGTGCCGCTATAGCGTGCGCCCAGCAGGGCACTGTGGCGGGACTTGAGCTCGTCGAGGGTCATTGGTGTTTCATCATTCCATGTATTTTGGCGTGCTGATCTTCCAGCCGCGCCGCCGCGGTGTGGTCACTTGCCCGGCTTGCGGGGTTGTCGGTTTCTCAGGCGTGGCGGTCGGCGTGATATCGGCGGTCTCCACGCCGGCTTGTTTCTCAAGCTGTCGCCACATCCGCTCGTCGAAACGGTCTGCTCCAAGGATCCACGCGGCTGCCCGGGCATAAACGCGGGTATCAAGCGCCTCGTTGCGCTCGCGCAGTTTCTGCCATTCCTGACGGGAATAGCCGCGCTTGTTGCGGACCGTGACCAGCTGCTCGGCCACCAGCTGTTTCAGCCATTCGCTGTCAGCCCAATCTGGCAAGTGGATTGTGCCGGCCGGGTTGGGTGCACCGCTGGCAATCTGTTCATCCGCCGGCCGCTCAAGCCGAAGATACCGATAGGTCTCGGCCTTGAAGGTGGCGGTTGCCACGGTCCAGAGCCGGGCACCTCGTTTCAGCTTCCGGCCGTTTACGGTGGCATCAACGAATGTTGGGCCTGATACAGTTGTTGCTCGGTTGAAGCCTTCGAGCCCCTTCACGGGAGCCACCTGTGCAATGCCCTGCTTTCGGCCCCAAGCATAGACGGCGGCGGACTCGTAGCCTGTGTCGATGGCGAGCTTTGCCAGCGTCATGAGAGCGCCGTTCTCATGCGTCCAAGTCTGACCAAGAAGACCCGTCAGCTTGTCCCAGCAGGCTGGATCGTCTGGCCCACCGGGGATGACGATGTGATCGACAAACCAGCTTTCCAGTACCCGGCCCCAAGCCCAGACGTCGACCTCTATGCGGCCCTTCTGCACATCAGCGCCCGCCGTGAGGAACAACCCGTTCGCGGGGATTTGGGCTGCAAACGCAACACGCCGGTCCGCCAGGCGCTGCCATTCTGGGGCTTCGCCGCTCTCGACCCAGGTCTCGCCCAGGAGTGTGTTGCGTGCGGCGCGCAGCATCTCGTCAGAGCCCTGCGCGGCCAGCCAGTCGCGCGCAATCTGCTCCCAGCTTTTCCAGCCGATTGGAGAGTAAAGCGCCGAGAGGTGGAACCCGATGGCTTTTGGGTTGGCAGATACTTCTGTTGCCCGCCATTCGCCGCGCTCCAGCATCTCCGTCTTGTGGTGCTCGGCGATAGGGCGCTCGCAGCCCTCGCAATGGTAGGATGCCGTCTCAGGCTGTCCCTTCGCCCAGCGCAGACGTGCGAATTGCAGCCATTGCATCGCCCTGCAATGTGGGCAGGGCACAAAGTAACGCCGCTGATCGGAGGCCTCGAACTCGCGCTCGATGCGGGACAAGCCCCGGATCGTTGGGGTCGAGACCATGAACACCTTGCGCCGGTGCGCGAAGGTCGTGGTGCGGGCCTCGGCCAGTGTAACCGGATCGCCTTCCTCGTCGGCCGAGGCCGGATAGGCATCGACCTCGTCGAGAAACACGTAGCGCGCAGGCATCGAGCGCAGGCCTGTGGCCGAATTTGCACCGGTCAGCACCAGAATACCGCCCGGGAATTCCTTCGACAGCATCGAGTTCCCGGCGTCGCGTGAGCGTGCAGGCTGAACGCGTTCCTTGAGTGCCGGGCTGTCCTCGATCAGCGGATCAATCCGGCCGCGCGAGGTGCGCTTGGCCATCTCCACCGTCGGCAGCACCGCGAGCATTGGCCCCGGCGCGTGGTGGATGACAAAGCCGATCCAGTTGTTGCCGGCCTCAGTCGCGCCGACCTGGGCTGCCTTCATGAACGAGATCCGCTGTGCAGGATGGCTTGGCGACAGCGCATCCATGATCTCGCGCAGATAGGGCGTGCGTGCTGTGCGGTATTGCCCGGGTTCGGCTGAGGCGCGCGACGACAGCTTGCGATGTGCGTCTGCCCATTGCGACACCGTCAGGTTTGGATCAGGGCGCATGCCGCGACGCCAGGCCCGCAGGATGTCCTCGGCACCATCAAAGGCCAGATCGACGCTGGTCAGGTCGGGATCAAGGTCTCCTTCATTCAAGCGAGACCCTGAGGTCGGCAAGGGCGTCGAGCTGCTCTCGGACATGGCCTTCCAGCACCCTTTGCAGGATCGCAGTCTCGATCGTTAAGCGCACTCCCGATGCATTCTCTATCTGTGCGGTCAATTGCGCGGCCATCAGCGCTGCAACACGCGTGGGCCAAGTGACCCAGACATCGCGCTCTTGGCGCGCAAGGCGAAACACCATCGTTTCGGCCCGCGCCCGGTCGACAAGGAGGCCCTTCTTCTTTTGGATCGACAGCTGGCGCTCCTGCGCCTGATAGACCGTCAGCGCGGTCCGGGCCTTCAGATAGGACGTGCTATCGCCGGGTCCGGAGGCGGCATCAGCTTTGCCGCTGTCGCTGCCAGCAAACCCACCCCGCGCGCGCAGTTGCTGGTCTGGATCGGTCGCAGCGCTGCGTCGCGCATCTGAGGCCGCAGGATTGATCGACCCGTCGCCAAACAGAACCAACCGCCCGGACTTGCGCGCTTTCTGCACGGCCCCGCGCGAGAGCCCGGAATGGGCGGCATAGGCGCGCTCAGACATACCTTCCATGGCGCTGTCCGCTTCGATTAAAGCAATGATATTGCTTGGTATTAAGTTGATTACACTTTGGAAAAGAGCGATTCTGACTGCATCAAAACGATGCAACTCACCACGGAGACAAAGCTATGACCCCCAAATCTGAAGCTCCCACCGAAGCTCTTGCTGCCTTCATCGCTGCCAAAGCTGAGATCGACATGATGCTGGCGAGGCTGACCGCCCTGAGCGACGACCATTTCGAGACCCACCCTGATAAGATCCAATGGGGTAATGTTGGCGACCTGAACCACTACGCTGGTCTGCTGAAGCGCATCACCGACAGCGCCTTCAGCGAAGGAGAATTCGCCGAGTAAAGCGAATACGCCCCCGGACCAGCCCCGCGATGCGGGGCCTGGCCTCGTAGAAGGGCGCAGCATCGCGCGCGTCCAGTACACGGAGCCCAAAATGCCCAAACTAACTGATACGCAGACCGTCATCCTCAGCCGTGCGGCCACGCGCTCCGACGCTCTGGCCATGCCGCTACCCGACGGGTTGGCTGGCGCTGCGGCGATGATGGCTGTCACCAAGATGATTGAGCGCGGCTGGCTCGAGGAAGTGGACGCCGACATTCACAAAGGCGAACCTCTATGGCGCGAGACCGGCGATGGTCACGGCACCACGCTGGTGGCCACAGATGCTGGCCTGTTAGCGATCGGGATCGAGCCAGTGGTGGTCAAGATCACGGCCGCGATCCGTACGCATGCCGCCCAACCACCCGCGCCCAAACGACCGACACCACGCACCGGGACCAAACAGGCAATGCTCATTGAGATGCTGCAGCGGCCTGAGGGTGCCACGATGGAGCAGATCATCGGTGCAACTGGCTGGCAGGCACATACTGCGAGAGGAACGATGTCGGGGGCCTTGCGCAAGAAGCTGGGGCTGGTCGTGACCTCTGAAAAGGAAGCAGGCAAAAGCCGGGTGTATCGTGCAAAAAATCCAGGTTAAGTGGTTGCTTTGTAGCTAACTACAAAATGCAGTGCCTTTCGTCTTGCATATTCGCTTTGCTTAGGCATGATCAGCTTACGGTTTGACTCACTTGGTCGATCTGCTCGATGGGGGGCATCTGCCTAGCCCACCCTTCAGCTTTAATTGGGCCAGCCTTGCGCTGGCCCATTTCTTTACTCGCCTGCATTCAGAACCGCTGTGATCTGGGCGCGTGTCAGGCCAAATTGCCGTGACAGCGCCGCTGGTTTCACCCCAGCCTGAGTAGAGGAGCGGATCAAGTTGATCTGTGATATGGTCAATTGCGAAAGATCCGGATCTGGCGCGCGATTGCGCCTTGGCAGGCTTATCTGCTTCGGTGCTGGAAGCCCGCGGTTCTGCAACTCGACGGCCACCGCCTCCGCCAAACGCTGGATATCCTGCTCAGGCAAATGACGTAGCGATGCCGCAAGGTTCTGCGGCAGGGCCGTGCGCGGGGCATCATCCTCGCCGGCAGCCAGCGGCTTGTCAGGATCCTTTTGGCGACTCATGCGTTGAAGTATCGACCGCCGACAATCCCTTGCCAAGCCGCTCAAAAAATCGCCAGAGCAAATATGCTCTCGCCAGAGACACACCGACAAAAGCGAGGCCGATTGCGAGGTGATTTTCCAAGGCCGCCTCCATGCCGAACCGTGGAAACATAACGATCTGGGTGTCGTTGGCGAGCGCATAGCCCACCGCAACGTTCGTCGTGGTGACCACAAATGACATTCTGCGCGATTGGCTCATGCTGCCAGCCTCTTTGCCTTCAGAGCGGCGAAGCTCTCGCCTGTCTCCATCAAGACCGCTTCCTCACCGGTGAACGCCTGCCAGCGCTCAATGGCGACGTCGATGTAAGCCGGGTTCAACTCGATCCCAAAGCAGACCCGACCAGTCGTGTCGGCTGCGATCAACGTGGTGCCCGACCCCATGAACGGCTCATAGATCGCTTGACCGGGGCTGGAGTTGTTCAGCATGGGTCGCCGCATGCATTCAACTGGCTTCTGCGGCCTTATGTATCAAACGCACCAACAATCTAGATGAATATTCGGCCCATGTGAATCACAATGGGGCATGGGAACACAGCTTTATCCTTACAAGCCCGAGACAATCACGCGGGCGCTGCGAAACCTGCGGGCGCAGATCATCCGCAACGGTGAACCCGGCCTGGAACACGTTGAAGCCTTGTTGCAACTTCGGGGTGATAACCTTGGCCCGGTGCCGCGCAAGGCGACGTGTCACTTCCGGCGCGGCAAGCTGAGGGTGGCGATATTCACTGCCCTACGTGGCGGGCGGTTGTCTGGGCCGGAAGTCGTCAAGCAAGTGTGTGAGGCGCATGGTTTGACCTATGAGGCTATGTATCGAAGCGTCTATTCGCAGCTTGGGCAGATGAAGAAAGCCGGGCAGCTACGCCATGAGGCGCGGCTTTGGGGGCTGGCCCATTCAAGGGCCAGCTTAGAGAGGAAGTGCTATGTCAAAGTTTGAAGTCACCAATAAAGCGATAGACGCCCTTTGGGACGGTCTTTCCAGAGAATGTCATGAACTTGCTTTGCCTAGCGGTATCTCTGACAAGTTCTTGAAATTGGCGCGCGGCAACTTCCTTAGTATGCTGGCCAACTTCCCGCAGTACGTTCTCGCGGGTGTCACCCACGTTGCAGACCGGACAAGCAAACCAGTCCTTAGGATCGTGGTTTGTGACAGCTACAAGCTCCACCTTATGCGCTCCGCAAAGCGCTTTCACAAAGTCATTAGTCATTAGTCGTGTCCTTTCTTGGACAAACGACCGGCTTGACTTGTTCTTCACGAAGCCGCTATTGCTGGACCGTGAATTCACAAATCTCCACCGGCCAACGGTGGGTTCTTTTAAAGCGCACAGGTCTGAACCCTGTGCGCTTTTTCTTTATACGATTCTGTTTTCCGAGTCCATGACACCCACCACATCTATAGGCCTGTCAATTCTGTGTAACAAAATGTGCTGTATGATTTACGCCGCCCGCTGCCAGTATCCCTTCCAGTTGCGGCTCACGGGCGCATCCATCGCGTTCGACACAAGCACATGCGCCAGAGTGCCGTTGTCGGTGCGGCGGTTATCTTCCAGCCATGCTGCATGGTTCGCATACTGGTGAAGGTGCTGTGGGCTAACGTGGTGGTGCTGACCCTGCACCATGCGACGCAGGCGCGAAAAGAAGCTCTCAACCATGTTGGTGTGCTTGCCGTGGTCGCTATAAATCTCGCTGTGGTTTACGCGGTCAACATGAAAGCCCATGTGCAGTGCATCCCAGTGTGACGCTTCGTCGGCTGACATTGTGGCTGTGCGGCATACGTTCTCGTTTGCAAGTGCAACGCCTTCGCCCTCAGTCATAGATACGAATGGCAGGGTGCGGCCCGAGCGCTCACGCAAGGCAATAACAACGCGGCGCTTGCCAGTCTGGTGACGCTTGAGGCGACGGTCAACGCGGTCCACCTTGGCGTTCTCGGGGCGAATGTGACCGCCAAAGTATGCGCCATCAATCTCAACATGACCTTCCAGAACAACGCCCGTGTGGATTTCTTGCGCCATTGCTTCGCGCAACTTGTGGGCAAGGACGAAGGCGGTCTTGTATTGGCAGTCCAGATCGCGGGAAAGCTGAACCATGCTTACGCCCTTGGAGGCGTTCACGATGATGCAAATCGCGGCCAGGAGGTCCACGAAGTCCATCTTGCGCGAGGCAAAGATAGTGCCGGACGTGACGCTAAACTGGTGCGCACATGCCTTGCACTTGAACTTGCGGCGCGTGGTTATCTTGTAGGTCTCGTGGTTGCTGCAACGGGGGCAAACGGCCTCGCCGTTAGTCTCGGGCCAGCGCATTTGGCAGAACGTCTCATAGGCCGCTTCTTCGCCAGCTTTGTAGATGCTGCGAAGGCTAAGGGTGCGTGATGCCGCTGAAAGAAGAAAGTGCTGTGCCATGTTATCGTCATATCCTGTGCTTATGCACCATATATGATGATATTGCCTTGCTATGTCAAGTGCTATAGCATCTTAAATGATGACTTTAGCGCCATAGGAGATGAATGTGCCTGAGAGAACCGACTGGGAAGAAAAAGCAAAGGGTATTTTGAGGGCGGAGATGGCGCGGCATGGAACCACCTATGCTCAACTGGTCGAAAATCTGGCTGAAAAAGGAATCGAAGACAATGAGCGGAACCTGCGCAATAAAGTAAGCCGGGGAAAATTTACTGCGGGGTTCTTATTGCAATGTCTTTCCGCTCTTGGCTGCTCGTCATTACACTTGGACTAACTCTAACAACTTCAGGGCAAGCCCAAGAGGAGGCACAAAGCGGACAAAGGGAGGCAAATAGCGAGGGTCAGCAACCCTATGAGCCGCCGCTTCCGTTCCCTATCGAAATTATAGAGAGCCCTGCCGAGACCGAGGCCCGCGATAGCCGAGAAAGCGAAGCCCGCCAAAGGGAAATAGCTGATCTTGCTGCCCAAGAGGGCATGAACGCGGCCACACAGGCGATGAACGGGGCCACCCAACGGATGGCCGAGTACGCTTTTTGGTCTACAGTATTCGTAGCTATTGGAACGGTTTTTCTCTTTGCCACCATCTGGCTCACTTGGCGTGCGGTCGGCGACACTCGCGAAATCGGCCAAAAGCAAGCCAGAGCCTACTTGGTTTTGCAGTTTGGGGATGTTGAGTTCAATGTTTTGGACAACAAAGATGGCTCTAATCTTGGCGTAAAGATTGGGGTCAGTCTGACCAACAGTGGCAGCACGCCGGGCTACTCTCCTATCATATACTATGACATTCAAGAAGCTGTGCGGAACGATATCGTTCCGCAGGCCCAGCCTGAAGCCATGCAGTCTTCGCCGATCAGCACCAGCTTTATCCCGGCAAAAGGGAAATCTAAGACCCAGCTTTCTAGGGTTTGGAATGTTGATGATCCCATCGCATTTCAGCGGTTCAAAGAGCGTCTTGTCCGGTTTTCTTACTGTGTTAACTTTCTGGACGAATTCGGAGAGGATAGGTGGACGCCAATCATTTCGGGCACTTTCCATCATTGGCCCGAAGGATCTGTTTCCTTCCTGCCCGACAAGCTCCACGAGACACCAAGTGGTTAGGACCAAGGCCTTAATCATCTCTCACCCCCGCTTGGTGCGTTTGATACATAAGGCCGGGCTTCTGCGTGCCGTGGACGGTGGCGGCATCCTGGTCTTTGCCGGAAATCTGCCACAACGTGGTCTGCTTGCGGTCCCCAACCCAATGGCCCTTGCCGGTCTTTTTGACCGCGTACCAGCACGGCTCGTGCTCCCAGTGGTAATCGCCCCGACTGAGAACAAGCCGGTCTTTCGCCCAGATGATCTGTGAGCGGACGTTGAAGCCAGCCGCTACAAGGCTCTCGGCGACGGTCGCAGCGTGCAGCGCGCCATGCCAGACGTAGGCGACGTCACCGGGAAACAGCGACCACGCCCCGCGCCAATCTGCGCGATCATCATTCAGCACCTTGCCGGTCCGTTTGGTCTTTGCCGCGCCAGCTTGATTGCGCCAAGACGGGTCATACTCCACGCCGTAGGGCGGGTCGGTGACCATCAAGAGCGGTTTTACGTCCCCGAGGAGGCGCGCGACGACATCGGCCCCTGTACTGTCGCCGCAGATTAAGCGGTGCGCACCCAGTTGCCAGAGGTCGCCTGCGACCGAGACAGGTGTGACGGGCAACTCTGGAACATCGTCTTCGCCCTCGACTGATCCTTCGACGCCCAGCGCGTCCGGATCTTGCAAGAGTGCATCTAGATCCTCATCGGTCATCCCCAGCAGGGACAGGTCGAAATCCTCAGCTAGAAGCCCAGCGATCTCGTCGCGCAGCACGGCCTCGTCCCATTCGCCCATCTCGGTGAGTTTGTTGTCGGCAATGCGGTAAGCTCGACGCTCGGCCTCGTCGAGATGGCCGAGCCGGATCACCG